GAGCCAGGTTTGAACGCACTGTTCGGCTTGGAATATAAGAGGTATGAAAATCAGCACGCTGAGATTTATACAAACGAAAACAGTGACAGGGCTTTTGAAGAAGAAGTTATGTTATCTGGATTCGGAAATGCACAAGTAAAAGGCGAAGGTTCTGGAGTATCATTTGATGATGCGCAAGAAACTTACACTGCTAGATACACTCATGAGACTGTAGCTTTAGCATTTGCTATCACAGAGGAAGCTATTGAAGATAATCTTTACGATAGACTTTCTGCTAGATACACAAAAGCTTTAGCAAGATCTATGAGTAACGCTAAGCAAGTGAAAGCGATTGATCCTTTAATTAAAGGATTACCAGGAACTGGAACATTTAAGTCTGGGGATGGAAAAGCATTATTTGCTACAGATCACCCTGCTCTTACAGGTCCAAATGTACAAAATACATTAACTACTCAAGCGGACCTTAACGAGACTTCATTAGAAAATTCTCTGATTCAAATCGGAAAAATGACTGATGAGAGAGGACTTAGAATTGCAGCAAGAGGATTGAAAATGATCATTCCTTCTGAGCTTCAGTTTACAGCTGAGAGATTAATGAAATCTCAAGGTAGAACTGGAACAGCTGACAATGATATTAACGCAATCGTTTCAATGGGAATGGTTCCTCAAGGATACAGAGTGAACAATTACCTAACTGATTCTGATGCGTTCTACATCATTACAGACGTACCTAATGGTATGAAAATGTTCACAAGAGCTCCATTGACAACTGCAATGGAAGG